ACCATACAAAGAGAATGACGCACCAGCAGGTACTGAACATACAACACTACACCAAGAAGCCAGAAGACTATGGCATTTTGTAGAAGGCGCTGATCAAAAACTTTCTAAATCCAAAAAAGAAATCATGTTTATTCAAATGCTTGAAGGCCTACATAAAGATGACGCTAAACTTTTAATTGCAGTTAAAGAAAAAGAACTGAACAAAATATATAAAGGTTTAACTGATTCTGTGGTCAAAGACGCATTTAGATGGAATGAAGAATACAAAACGTACTAAAACATAAATATTATAGAGTGATTCTATAGTATTCAACTATAGGGTGTAGAACAAAAGTAGAACATCTACTTGATAACTTGTCACACCCTATATTCCCTTTGATTTATATAATAAAAAACGGCTAATTATTGTCCGATTTTGCTTGAAACTCATACTATTTTCTGATATAGTAGCAGTATGAAAACAACAAAAAAGGAGAATACACTATGTCAAAAGTAAAACAATATTATACTGATGAAGCTGAAAAGACAGTTGATAAGATTATCTTAAATTTTAAGAATAATCTAATTAATTTAGAAACTGCTGTCGCTGAAGTTATGAAAGTCGATAACCTTGATTTAACAGGTATTGATGAACACAATGTAGAAGAATGTATCCAAGATACATTTTACGATAAGGTTACTTCGTAATGCGTAAATTTTTGATAACAATAGTAGTATTAAATTCTATTATATGGTTTGGACTATCTAGTCTAGTCAAAGCTGACGATTATAACACAGCTGTTATTGGTCATGTTATATCTGAAACCATAAAAAACACAGATATTGATACTTCTTATATTATAGAACAAGAGTTAGAAAAACTTGCTCATAAATTCGTTATTGATTCGATTTATATTATTCAAGCTTACTTACCTGAAATACTTGATGGTGTTGTTACTGATTTAAAATTAAAAACAGATCAAAAATACAAAGAGGAATTATTAAATGGCGAAAACAGTAACTAGAAAATCAAAAGCTCTAAAACTTAAAAGAAAGTTGAAAAAAGAATTTTCTGTAAAAAGAAAATATAAAACTACTTACAAAGACATAAAGAAGTATTTTAAAGAATTTAATAATGCTATTTTTGATAACAAATTATCTCCATTTGGGCAGATTCAAATAAAAGATTTAAAAAGAGAGAAGTGTGTAGGTCAGGTCATTACATTTGAGTGGGAAAGAAAAGGCACACGAATGTATAAATTAGAGATGTTACCTGCTTATCCTGAAAAAAGAGATTTTTTGGACACGTTAGTCCATGAAATGGTACATTTGTATCAAATGCAAAACCTAGGTGATACAGGAAATCATAATAATGTGTTCTGGTCCTTTTCACCAAAAGTAAACTATATTGGTTTACAACTATAGAAAGAAGAAAGTTATATTATGAGTAAAAGTGAGAAGAACCATGTTGACGATTGGTTAAAACAACAAATTAGAAAAGGCATAAACGTAATTGATTATGTTTTACAAAACAATGTAGGTGAGTGGGAACTATATTATACAGGACATTTACACAAAGATATCCTAAATAACTTTCCAGGCAGAACCAGTAAAAAGATATTTAAAGGTTATAGAGAACTTTTAGATAATAGTAACCTTGTGTTTATTCAAAAGAAGTTTGAAGACCACGGCTATGAATACTACGTAAAGAAAGGTATATAATGAAACTATTGAAAAAACATAAAGACATATTGCAAGAGGTTGTAAAGGGTAAGGGTTATTGGAAAACTCCTACAGTACCAAAAAACCATTCTGAAAATGTATTAGATGATCTTGTTAAATTATATTTACAAGACCTTATTGTGTTTAATAGAGAATATGATGTGCCATCTTTTGGTCCTAGTAGCGAACATAAAGTAAGATATAAATGGTATATTGTTACTATGAATAAAAAGAAAACTATAAAAGACTTGAAAAAGGTAATTAAAGATGGTAAAATTTAAAGTTTTTATCAAAACAATGATGTTTGTTGTAGTAGTTACAGCAATGTCATTTGTATGGTACGGATATACACTTGATGGTAAACAAAGAGTAGAAGCTGCTGTACCATCATTGCCTGACTTTGAACATAATAATAATCAAATTTTTATAGATAATGTTAAAATGTGTGTTGAGTATATTCATTTTTACAATGATATTAGTAGAGTCAATTTAGAACTATTAGTAGCACAGGCAGCTCTAGAGTCTGGTTGGGGAACGAGTAGATTTGCCATAGAGGGTAAAAATCTATTTGGTATTCGTACATATGATTTAAGAGAGCCTCATATGTTACCTTGGAAAGATAAACCAAAAAAATGGGGCGTTAAAGTATTTGAACATGAGTGTGATAGTGTTTTACATTATACTAAAACCTTAAACAATCACCATGCCTATCAAGGTTATAGACAAATGAGAGAAGAAGGTATTGATAATCCATACATGTTGATAGAAACACTGGATGCATATGCGAGTGATAAAAATTACTTTGCTAAAATAAAAAGTATTATTACAAAAATAAGAGAGGAATATAAATGACATTAACTGATGGATTATTATTAGGTGTACTTGGCATATTGATTACAACTGTAGGTATGATGATTGCTTATATTATTGGATATCAAGTAATAAAACCAAAACCAAAAAAAGAATCAAATGCTTTAGATGATTTACTTAAAAGATATAAAAAGAAGTATTTAAAGGGATAATTAATGCTTGACTTCAATGTCAAATTAATATATAATATATACTATGATTACAATTGATGATATAAAAAGACTAAAAGATCCAGACAATCTTAAAAAACATAGATTAGATAATCTAGCAAAAGCTTGTGCTGATGCTACTTCAGACGAAATGAAATCTATGTGGTATAATAAGATGATGAATTTAGCAAATGAATATAATATGAAAGATTATGTAATGAGGAGATTAGTACACTAATGAATATATTTTATGTTGATAAAGATCCAGTAAAAGCTGCTAAAATGCTTTTAGATAAACATGTGGTTAAAATGATACTTGAGTCTGCTCAAATGTTGTGTACTGCTAAACGTGTGCTTGATGGTACAGAATATATGGCAAAAACAAAGAACGGTAGAAATATTAAAAGATGGAAACTTGATAATTCAAATGAAGAAGCAATTATTTACAAAGCAGGTTGGTTAAATCATCCATCTACACAATGGGTATTACAATCAGCATATAATTACATATGGTTATATAAACATATGATGGCACTTAACGAAGAATACAAGTTAAGATACAATCATACAAAAGACCATTTAACTATTCAAAAACTTGGTGACATACTTAAACACCCACCTGAAAACGCTAAAGTTGATGTGATTGGTACAGACGCTACGCCAGCAATGCCAGATGAATGTAAAATACCAGGTGACGTAGTTGCGTCTTATCGTAAATACTATATAATGAAAAAACAAGCATTTGCTACATGGAAATCACCAGCAAAAATGCCAGAGTGGTTTGCTGAAGGAATTAAAAATGAA